TAAATTTTCATCTACAAAATCACTACAAGAATATCTAGTAGAGCCGTAAGGACTAGTCATAATAGGACGTTTAACTGTTGAACGTTTAACTCCATACTCTAACCACAATTTTGCAAGTGGACTGTCTGTCATAGTTTTTAAATTTTCTATAACTTTATCTTTAACAACAGTGTAAACGTCATTAGGTTTATCATTGTTAATTAAATTTACAGCTTCAGCAGTTCCTTTATGTTTTAAAATTGCTGCATAGTGTTGAATGCCATTACAAGAACCGTCTTGCGAACAGATAAAAGTACTTTCATATCCATACCCATGCTCTTGAAACTGAACCCATTCATTACACCAAGCTAAGAATTGAAAAGGCTTATCAGCTTTTTCCCACTCTCTATTTGTAAAAGGGTCTTGTTGCATTTCTTTAAACACATCAAAGTTTTCATTAACCCACTCTACTTGCTCTTGTCTTGTTACTTTATCAATTCCATAAAGTCCGGCCCCGGTAACTGCTAACCAATAACCACCATTATTCTCTTCAGTTATTTTTTTACCAGTTCCAAATAAATGTAATGCTTTTGCAAAGTCAACTCCTTGCCCATTTAAATAGTTCGTTACTTGATAACAACGTGACCTAAAATCTAATGTGTGACAATGATAGAAAACTTTATCTATAAACATTTCAGCTATCCACATTACTTTAGCAAACAATAATCTTTTAGATTTTTGTCTAGCATTCTCAGTGTGTATGACTACAGCTTCTTGCCTATATTTTTTCCTCGACTCGGCATTTGTTTCAATGTCGTGAGGTTTACTAGGTAAGTCTTCTAGTTCTGCTTTTGGTAAACCACCAATAGAAATATTTTTATCCCATGATTTTTTTAAAACATCAAAGATAAAATGATTTATTTTGTATGGTGTATTTTGTTGTGCATTCACAGCCTTATAAACAATAGGCATTTCGATACCTTCTAAGTTCTTTAGGTTTTTACGATTGTGATATTTAACTAAAGCTAATGGTTTTATATGTCTTGAATAATAACCACCACCTTGAGCCTTGCCTTCTTCCCACATTCTAGGTGGTACTATTGTTGGAAAGTATTCTGGGGCCAGAACCTCTAAGAAATCATTACGACTATTAATCCACCTTATAGTTTCATCTGTTGCTAATAAAGTCCTCTCAAGTCTTTTTCTTTTAGGTAACATTTCTATTTTACATAGCCCTGTAGAAAGACACATAAGTTCTATTAGTTTGTAACCTACATGAACCTTTTCACCTCTTGTCCATTGCGTCCACTCAACGCCATTCTTTTGTGCTGACTCTCTCAGCTTCCTTCTTTTATACTGATAACCAAATGACCTCTTATCTAAGTCTGCTTTTACAATTCCATAATGTTCAGGATTTGACTCTTCAAATAATCGTAGTGCCGTCTCATCTTCTATTTTACTTGCAACATTAATTGCTGCACTCGTTAACTTCCGGGAAATAGTAATTGAATTAATGACTGATTTGGCAGTAACTAATGCAGCAATATTAGGTTCTATTAAACTTAATAATCTTTTAGCAATAGGCACTACCCCCTTCGTCTGCTCCCATAGTTAGCAAAACTTTCCTCGCCCCTTTGTTTGTGGTCTGATACTCTTTTATTGAAACGATTAATACCTCGTTCCCTCATGTCTTTTTCTAGTTCTAATTGTTCCCTTAAATATTCAAATGGTAACATTTACACTCCTTGTATAGAGGGCGTTAGTAACCCCCTTGGTTCATATAGGGGTACTAATAACCCACTTATGGATAGTGTAAAAACTACAGATAATAAGGTAATGTGAGTGTTGCAATCCGTTGCCGGATAGTTTTAGCCAACTGATTAGAAAACCGATGTTCTATCCAACTGAACTAAGAGCGCC